TGGTGATGTTCTTTCATATTATATTGATGACACTTATAAAGAATCATTATTAACTACCGCTGAAGATAGAAGTAATTTATTAGATATTGCATCTGTATTTGGATATAAAACAAAACCATCTTCACCTGCAATAACAAAATTAACAGTTTATCATACAGTTCCGAGTAAATATAATTCATCAAATGGTGATTATGAACCTGATTCTGATTATTATTTAAGAATCAAAGAGGGAATGACAGTTCGTTCAACATCTACTGGTATATTATTTAGAACAACTGAATTATTAGATTTTAATGATTCTTATGATAGGCAAATTTCAATTTATCAAAGAGATACAAGTGGTAAACCGGCTTTATACTTAATTCAAAAAAATGTAAATGTAATTTCCGCAGAACTAAAGGAAATCACCTTTGATTTTGGTAGTTCTCCAAATTCATTCTCTCAGATAGATATTGCAGATAATAATGTAATTGATATTTACGATGTGAGAGATGATAGTGGAAACAAGTGGTATCAAGTACCTTATCTTGGACAAGAGATGGTTTATGTTGATTATCCAACATCAGAGCAAACTGATAAAGACCTTTCTCAGTTTAAAAATAGTGTTTCTAATATTTTAAAAGTAATAAAAACTTCAAGAAGATTTACTACAAAAATTAATTCAGATAACACTACTTCTATTATTTTTGGTGGTGGAACGGCAACATCAGATGAAACGCTTATACCAAACTTTAAAAATGTAGGATTGGGATTAAATAACTCAATAGATAGATTGGGTGCATCATTTGACCCATCAAATTTCTTAAAAACAAAAACTTATGGACAGGCACCAACAGGTACATTTACTATTTCTTATTTAGTAGGTGGTGGTGTAAGTTCAAACATACCATCGGGTGATTTAGTACAAATTGATTCAATTGAATTTGATGAAGATACTAACTTTTTTGAAGGAACTAAGTTAAGATTATATAACTCAACAAAAACATCTGTTGCGGTTGATAATGAAGGACCTGCATCAGGTGGTAGAGGACCAGAAACCGTTGAAGAGATAAGACAAAATGCACTTTCAATGTTTGGTTCACAAAACAGAGCCGTAACACGAAAAGATTATCAAGTGAGGGCGTTATCAATGCCATCAAAATATGGTTCTGTTGCAAAAGTATTTTGTGCAGCAGATGGTGAATTAGATAATAATTCTCCATCATCTATTTTGGCAAATCCTGATTATCTTAAACAATTTACTGAATTGGTAACTGATTTGAACTCCAAAAACATAACTAAAAAAGAAATACAATCTGAAATAGAAAAGTTTTTAGTTGGTAAAAAATCAAACATAGATGAAAAAAATAATCCATTTGCTATAAATTTATATGTACTTGGATACGATTCAAACAAATATCTTACAGGATTAAACAGAGCAGTTAAAGAAAATTTAAAAACTTATTTGAGTGAATATAGAGTTCTTACTGATGGTGTAAATCTATTAGATGGGTTTGTAATTAATGTTGGGGTGGATTTTGATATACGAGTTTATGGTGGGTATAACAAGAGAGAAGTTTTATTGGCATGTATTGAAGAAATAAAAAAATATTTTAATATTGATAATTGGACATTTAATACCCCAATAAACATATCCGAATTAGAATTATTAATCGCAGGAGTAGAGGGTGTTCAATCAGTACCTAAGTGTGAAATAGTAAATAAGTGTGGGGGTGTTTATTCAAATATAAAATATAACATTACTGATGCAACTAAAAATAAATTAGTTTATCCATCATTAGACCCATCTGTATTTGAATTGAAGTACCCAAACAAGGATATTAAAGGGAGAGTTGTGTAATGTATTACTTTGTAACCGCATCAAAAGATGCAACGATTTACTTACAACAACCAACACAGAATACTGGGTTGGATGAAATATTAGAAGTTTCCAAAACTTATTATGGAAGTCTAAAAGATATTGCACACACTTTGATTAAATTTGATACCACTCCACTATCTCAATCAATTGTAAGTGGTGAGGTAACAATGAGTTCAGCTGAACTTATTCTTAGAGAATGTGAATCATCAGAAATCCCAACAGATTATACAATTTATGCTTATGCAGTAACCCAATCATGGGATATGGGTATCGGTACTCGTTTTGATGAAATTAGTACTGATGGTGTAAGTTGGAACTCTGTAAGAACCGGTATAGATTGGATGACATTGGAATCACATTCGGCTGATACCACAGGTTCATTTAATGGTAAAGGTGGAACTTGGTTTACTGGTTCTTATTCATCACAATCATTCTCATATGAAACTTCTGATATTGAGATGGATGTTAAGACAACTATGGATAGTTGGATTAGTGGTTCCCTTCCAAATGAAGGATTTATACTAAAACATACATCATCGTTAGAAAATGATACAGTTGATTACGGACAATTAAAATTCTTCTCAAAAGAAACAAATACAATCTACCAACCTAAAATACGAATTGGTTGGGATGATTCTACATTTGTTACAGGTTCTTTAACAGAACTTACCGCTGATGATATTCATGTAACATTCAAAAGATTAAAGACCAGATACAAGCGTGGAAGTAAACCTGAAATCAGAGTTTTCGGTAGAGAGAAGTATCCTCTCAAAACATACACCAATCAATACTCTTACACAGATGTAAAATATTTACCATCATCTACTTATTACCAAATAAAAGATGTGGTAACTGATGAGGTAATTGTACCATTCTCAAACTATACAAAAGTATCTTGTGATGCAAATGGAAATTATTTTAAACTCAATTTAACTAATTGGGAATATAGTAGAGATTATTACATTGAAATAAAAGTAGATAGAGATGGTGTAATCGAATACTTTGAAGATAAGGATTTAACTTTTACAGTAGAAAAATAAAATGGCATTAGACAATCAATTTAGAATTAACGAACTTATAAGTAGTGGTTCTCGTGCAGTGGTATCTAAAGATACTGCTACAGGTGAGCACACTTTTGTATATAATTCTGACCAGATTGTTTTAGGTAAATCAGAAGGTGGAACTGCTCCTTATACTCACATTCGAGGTGAACGAGATGGAGAACAGACTGGTAGAATAGAAAAACCTAAATATGATGAAGAACAATTAAAGAAAGCGGTAGATGTTGAAGTAGATGAGTTAATTGGTGCACCACGAGCTCCTCAACCTGATGTTGTTCCAAGACCTGTATATGAAGATTTAAGAAAATTATACGAACAAGCACTTGCTGATTTAGCTCAAGCAAATATAAGAATATCTCAATTAGAATCACAAGTACAAACATTAACTTCGGAAATAGAAGCGTTGTTGGTTGAAAATGATTCGTTAAAAATACAAAGAGCCGCTGCTGAAAATGAAGCACAAGTAGCTACTCAACGATATGGTGATTTATTGAAAGATTTTTCTAATGCCATTATAAAGGGTACTCGTGATGGAATTGAAAGAGTATCGTTAAAGGCACAAGTAGAAGGATTACAGGCACAGAAAGAAACACTACGAGAACAATTAAAATCACTTAACTTGATTATTTCTCAGTTAGAACAAAGAATCGAAGAACAAGAAGAAAGACAGGCATCTGAATCTGCATTAGATGGACAACCAGGTTCATTTGATGAAATTGGAGAAACAGGATATAAAATACCACAAGGTGAGTTTACTAAACAAGATAAACAACTTTATATTGAAACTGAAAATGATGATAGAATCGTTGTATTACAAGGAACTGGTTTAAATTTATATAACTTTAGTAAAGATAGCTCAACAACATTTAACATATCAGTAGATGGTAAGGCTAAAGATTTCTTAGAAGCACCATCAAGTATAACTTTACCTGCAAGAGAAGGTACTACACCAGGTGTTGGACATATAACATTTAAATGGAAACCACTCGGAAGAACAGCACCGAGAAAATCAACCACATCTGGTAATCTTAAAATAACAGCAAGTAGTGGAGAATCATTCTCAGTTAAAGTGGATTACAAGAAAGAAGTTCGTAGAAAAGACAGATGGAGTGCACGAGGAAGTGCAAGAGCCGTAGTAGGAAGTGAATTATAATGGCAATAGTAGATTTTAAAAAAGTAGAAAATAACAAAGGATACTTTGTTGATGAAAAAGATAGAAAAATCTTTGAGAGAGAAATCTCTAAAGGTTACTTTGGCATGAACATAGGTGATATTATTGAATTTGTTATTTATGATTCAAATGATAATCAACTTCCACAAGAATCGGCAGAAGGTTCCCTTGTTCGATATATTGAATATAATGATAATACTGAAAAGAAATATTTTGGTAAATCACAAAAAAATAAAATTACTTTAAAATCAAACGATTCTGATGAATTTTTCATCGATACAGAAAAATTAATTAGAGAAGCTGGATATTCACAAGGAATCTTCAAAACACAGATTTCATTAGTAAACAGAAGATTGGGTTCGGAAACAAGAACAAATGATAAAGTTTGGATTCATGAAATATCTCCATCACGAACGGAAGTAAGATTATTACCTACTATTGATGATAAGACAGGTAGACCAAACTCTGATTTAGAACAAAGATATAGAGCGTTTGTGGAATGTGAAATATTTGCAGCTGATGTAAATCCATTTATTGATGAATTCATAAATCAATTTGATGTAGAAGCTGCATTAAAAGCTTTACTTGGTATGAAGGGTAAAGTTGCAAATGGAAAACAATACATTAGATTGATATGTGATGAATTTAAAATAAATGATTTTGATAAGTTCTTAACAGATGTAAAGACTAAATTTGTAGAAGCTGCAAATCATTACAAAAATCACAGAGAATATAATATCTTATCCATAAATTATGGAAAACCCAATGGAAGTGGGGCTAAAGTAACATATAGAGAAAATGAAATATATGATACTATTTGTAATATAGTAGGAAATGTTATTGAGTACTATTTACCAAAACGAGATTTAAAAGAAGAAAGTGTATTAACTTTTGAACAACAAAAAACTTTAGATAAAGTTGACCAACTTCTTAAAACCGTTAAAAGTAACGAAAGGTTTAAATCTTCTATACCTGAATCAGTTGCAAAGCCAGTTGTTGGATGTATGGACCCTAAGGCATTAAATTACAATCCAAACGCAGATATAAACGATAAATCATTGTGTGTTTATCCAGAACCAAAACCAAAAGACCCACCTGCGCCAAGAGATAGTAGACCAAAAGTGGAACCAAAGGAAATTGTAACTCCACCACCTCCACCACCACCTCCTATCATTACTACAAGGGAAAAACCGGATGGAACTATAACAAATACATTTACAGACCCAAGGGATATTGTTGTAAGAGGAATTGGATTTGATGATGAATTACCAATGATTAACATAGGTGGTAAGGCTGTGGTAGAAAAAACACCTTTAACAGAAAGATTGACAAATCCTTCAAATTATTTAGTTGGTGGAATTGATGGTAGAGGCGGAACGGGTGATTTATCAATCGTACCAGGAAGTTTACCAGGTCAAAATCCATATGTAACAACGGGATTAGATGAAGAATTTCCTGACCCAAGTAATCAAATGAGTAAAGGAAATTATTCTGCCGCAGAACAAATGGCGGCAAGAGATAGATATTTATCTAAAGTAAAAACTAAACAATCTAATCAGATTGAAGAAGCACAAGATAAATTAGATAAAATAGGTACAATAACAAAATCAGGAAGGGTTAGAAGAGATGGCTAAACCATTTAGAAGAGGATTGTATCCAGGTGAAATATTTACCTATCCTGATGGTTCTCGTTGGGAATGGAAAACTATATATAGACCAGATGGTAGTATAGGAAAACAAAATTGGAACCAACTTAATGGACCAACGAGCAACAAGGAACTAAGTTCTGATTTCTTAAAACCGAAAGAAGGATTTGGTAATGTAATTGGTATTGGTACTGATGATGTACTATTTCAAACAGATGGAAAAGGAAATGTAATAGGTGCAAGTGGATTTGGACTTGATGCAAACGATATAAATACAAAACCTCTTGAAGAGATAATGCAAGTTGAAGAGGGTGTATTGGAAGATTTCAATGATGATGGAGGATTTAGTACACCTGGTGGATTTATATATCCTCCTACCAAATGGAGTATTCCTATTCCAATGAAAATTCACTTAAATGTTTTAGTTGATAAAGCATTTGGACCTCATACATTATTTGTTAATGGTCAAGTATCATCAGATACTTCGTTCACCTACACCGATAACGAATTAAGTGATGGTGTTACATTTACGGTAAAATATGGAGGTGGATGGTCTCGTATTCAATATTATATTGTACAAAAAGGAAAAAGACTTGTTGAATTATATTCTACCGAATATGATGAAAGTGGAGTATCTGGTGGAAGAAAACGAGTAGTAAGTTTTTTAAAAGATACTATATACTCTTTAGTGTTTAAGGGAATGTATTCTGAATACAAAGAACCATCAGACCCAATTGAACTACCATTACCAGAGGACCCAATACCACCTATCATTCAAGATACACCAACCATATCTGTTTCTCCAAAAACATTTACATATAATTTAAATGAACGTAGGGGTCATAAGATACAATGGAGAACAAACTTTGCAGATAAAGTTGTTTATTCATTAGGTAAAGTAAAAAAAGATTTACCAGCAAGTGGTGAATTAGTACTTACTGCACAAGATTTTCCAAATGGAGTAGGACAATATACAATTTATCTACAACCAGAATCTAAATTAGCTGGAAGTGGAACTTATGAAACTATTGTTGTAAATGTTTTATCAAAGGTTGGATTTCCTGGTCCTGATATAACTCATATTGATTATCCAGAAAATATCATCGGAGCTGATTTTAAGGGATATGATGTTGATTTTGGAATTAATTGGTCCTCTATTAATACAAATTGGGTTGATGTATGGGTAGGTAAAGTATCAAGTAGAACTCAAATTGCAAAAAAATTACCAGCACAAGGTGGTTTAACTTTAAAAGTAAGTAATGTACTTAAAACCGCTGGATTTAATATTGAATCAGACCCTGATTTTGTTGATTTTAAATTATTACTTGCACCTTCAAATAGTGAAGGAGATACTATTGCAAGAGGAAAAGTTGAAGAAATAAAAATAAGATTTGATAAAAGTAATTTAAAATTAAGAAGAAATAAAGTAATTGGTGATATCAAAGAATCAATTTGTGGTCTTTTTGATAAATCTATTTTAAAACAAGATAATTCTAAATACTTAACTCACTTACTTCATTTTGGAAATGGAAAAAACAAATTAATATCTACATGGGATATTGATACAGAAACCTTTTCAGAATATACAATAGTAAATGAAGCTACTGGTGAGGAAAGAAAAACTAAAGAAGAAAAATCTCTTGTATTAAAGTTATACGAACCTCTTGGTGGAGAAATACAACCAAACCAACAAGTTTGGATTTCTAAAGTTCAATCAATTCCTTTGATTGAAACTATGACAATTATCAATGAAGGTGATGATGAGTGTATCGTTTTAAAACCTAATTTTAATGAAGAATATGTTGATGATTTAGGACTACAAATATACGATGATATTATATCAAGTGGTTCTGCAACTTCTACTGAAATAATAAACCAATATGTTAGTGGTAGTGGATTTGATTTATCTTCATTAGATATTCAATTTGTAAGTTCTTCTTATTCTATTGTAGATAATGGAACAGGTCAAATCAAACAAAAAAGTGGAGAATCTATTTGGTATTCTAACTTTGTAAAATATTCATCTGCAGAAGAAAGAATTGAAAACTTTTGGTACAAAATAAAATTAATAGAATTTTACAATGAACGATTATCACTTATTACATCTGGTTCTCATTATACAAGTACTGTTGCTTTATCTAATGAAAAAACAAAAATAGATTATAAAATAAATGAAATCAAACAAAACTTTGATTCATTTGAAAAATTCTTATATACATCATCATCTGTAAGTGGAATTACTTATCCTGGTGCTGGTTTAAATGAAGTTTCTGCATCAACCTCAACAGATGGATTAACTTGGTATAGTTCTGCTAAAACAGAAGCATATAACTATGATAAGAATAATGATTCTCGATTGGTAAACAATTTACCAAATCATGTTAAGAATTCGGATGAAGGACAGGAATTTGTATTGTTCTTTGATATGATTTCTCAGCACTTTGATATTCTTTGGGTATATACAAAAACATTAGCAGAAAGAAAAAAATTAGAACACAAGAACTCTGTTGGTATTAAAGATACTTTAATTTATCAAATGTTAGAATCACTTGGTTGGGATGCTGATATTGGATTAAAATCATCTGCTCTTTGGGATTTTGCATTTGGTAAAGATACTGATGGTACTCAAGTAAGAGCTAAAAAAGGTAAAGATAGACAGAATGAAACATGGAGAAGAATCCTTAACAACTTACCTTACTTATTAAAACATAAAGGTACTAAACGAGCAGTTAATGCTTTGATGGCGTGTTATGGTGTTCCTGCATCATTATTAACAATTACTGAATATGGTGGACCACGAGATGTAACACAAAGTGGTACAACCAAGTTCACATATGAAGATAGAACGGCTGCAATCAATATATCAGGTTCGGCGGCAATAACAATACCTTGGAAAACATATACTACTGATTATCCAAACTCGGTAGAGATTAGATTAAACTCAGACCAAAAGAAGAATCAAAAAATACTTAGTGGTGATTCTTGGTCATTAGATGTAATAAAAGATACTGGTTCTCTTGCTAAATTTAAACTTACAGTAGGTTCTGAATCTTCAACTACTTCAACAATGCCTTTCTTCAACGATGAATATACTCAAATCGTTGTAAACAGAGTTACGGGAAGTACAGGAGATACATTCACCTTATATGCAAAAGAAGGATTCCAAGAAAGAATTCGAAATGAAGTATCAACTACATTATCGGCTACAACTAAAGCGTGGACAAGTGGTAGTGAATTAACTATTGGTGGTAGTACACTAACAGGTTCGATTGATGAGTTCCGTTTATGGAGAACTGCATTAAATGAAACAAATATTGAAAACCATACATTATTACCAGATGCAATCGATGGAAATTCACCATCTGCATCAACTGGAGATTTAATTTTTAGATTAGATTTCGAATATCCTAAGAATAGGTTTTCCGATACATCTATCAAGAATGTTTCCATAACAACAACTTATGGAACTTATGCAACTGCAAGTAACTTTGATAATAATACATCGTATCCTTATCAATATACTACATATGATAGAACTGTAACTGCAAATGTACCATCAAGTGGAACTTCGTTTGGTAATAAGTTTAGATTTGAAACTCAATACGAACATGGAAGTTCTACGGCTTTAACTCCAACATCATCTCTTGATTTATCATACAGACAGAGAGTTACAAAAAAATCATTTGATACTGCACCTGTTGACACGAATAAATTAGGATTTTTCTTTTCACCAATAAAAGAAATAAATTTAGATATTTTAAAATCAGTTGGTCCTATTAACATTGATGATTATATTGGAGACCCATCTGATAACTACAATGATGAATATACTGCATTAAAAACATTTAGAGATTATTATTTTGAAAGATTTAATCTTAATTTTAATGAGTATGTACAACTTGTAAGATATATTGATAAATCTTTATTTGACCAATTAGAATCTCTTGTTCCTGCAAGAGCTCAAATGGCAAAGGGATTATTATTAGAACCACATATTCTTGAAAGAAGTAAAACGAGATGGAATAGACCAAGTGGTGAAGAAAATTATCATGAAGTTTCGGTTGATACAACAGATGATATATCTATTACTTCAACTAATTCAAATTACTTGACTGTGATATCTGCATCAGAGGATACAGTTTTATCTGGTCAAAATATTTCTTATGTAGGACACCTAAGTGAAAGTAATGATAGCAGAGTATCTACTGAAATTTTAAATTATAATGGTACTTATCAAAATCAAGATGATTTATCTGTATCTGGTTTAATTACACGAAACCAAAACTCGACTGGTGCTTCTATTGAATTAAATATAGATGCAAAAATAACTGGTTCTTTATTGGATTCTTTTTATCAATCGAATGGATATGAATCTATTGGAATGGATTCTGATGGATTATCACGATTAGGATTTAATTTATATGGTGAAAATTCGTATTCAATTAGAACACGATTTGATGGCAGGGGTAACTTAGTAAAAGATAAAGTACGAGTATTTAGAATAAAAGAATCATATAGTGAAAATGAAATAGTTAATTCTGATTCAAATGATTCAAGTAGAGGAACTGAAAGTGTAAGTGTTACAAAATATAAACAAAAAGTAGTTATACTTTCTCAAAGTGGTTCTGCTCCAAGTGTTAGTGGAAATGTTGTAGAAGTAGAACCTTTAAATGGACATTTCACAACTCATTACAGAAATGTTGGAGATTTAACAACTGGATTAGAAAATTCATACTTTAATGGTTCTAAACAAACAAGTGCAACTACCTTAGATGGTGGTTCACCTGTACAAACATTTACTACTAATCCTAATACATTAAGAGTTTCTGATAGTGGAAGAGGTAGTGGAGAACCGATTTTAGAAGTAGATTAGTAAAATAAAATAATTAAAAATAAAGATTGTTATATTTATATATTGAATAACAAGAGGAATAAATTATGGCTTATTTAGATAATTCAACAATAACAGTAGATGCTATTCTTACCAAAAAGGGTAGAGAAAAACTTGCATCTGGTCAAGGATTAAATATTACACAGTTTGCATTAGGTGATGATGAAGTGGATTACACATTGTATGAACCGGCACACCCAAAGGGAAGTGCTTACTACGATTCTGCAATTCGTGCAATTCCAATCACAGAAGCTTCACCAGATGAAACTCAAGTATTAAAGTATAAATTGGTAACTTTACCAAAAGGAACAACTAAGATTCCACAAGTAGAATTTGGTGTTCCAAATATTGCAGTTACTCAAAATTCGGGTCAAGTATCCTTATCACCAACTACTTCACCAAGTGGAAATACACAAAGTGGATATACTCTTGTACTTGCTAATAAAAACGCAGGTTCTATTGTTGGACAAGGAGCAGGAGCTGGAACAGGAACAATTCCGGTATTCTTAGGAGATGAAATTACAACAACAGCAGCCGTAGAAAGTGGATTAACTTTCACATTTATTCCTAACCCAAATATTAGAACAACTATTAGAACAACATTGACTGTATATGGTAATGAAACGGGTGGTTCACAAACTATTCCTGTTACAGTAACTTATGTACAACCAACATAATAACGGAGATTTATAAAAGATGGCACAGATAACAGGACAAGCAGGAGTTGATTTATCTACGGACTTAGCGAATTATTTATCCGCTAACCAAGGTAATCTTACTTCTGAACAATTAACTCGAATCATTAACCAATATCTTACTGGTGGTGATAAACTTGGTGCACAAGGTGGTGCAATTACCCAAGGAATCTATAAAAGATTCGGTGAGTTTGACCAAGTAACAGGTAAGGTAGAAGTGGTAACCACAGGATTATGGAGTGGTGATACTGGAAGTTTAACTTCTTTTTACACTTCATCTACTCAAGTTGCAGCGGCAAGTGGAGATTATTACTACAATGTTTATAATACTGCAAACACTTCATCAGTACAATTCTCAGTAGCTTATGGACATAGATTAGGAAGTGGTTCAGTTTCATTAGCAAACAATGATTCATCTACTTTAGCAACTAAAGCAACTTATGCACAATATAAATCAATTCTATTAGACCAAGATGATACTCAATTCTTATTCGCAACTTCTTCAGGTACATCACATGCTTCAGATGCCATCTATGTGATTAACTTGGCAAGAGCAAGATACAAAGAGAAAATGGATGCAGGAAACTGGTCATTAAAACTTTCTGGTTCTAATGGAATCTCAACACTTATTGATGATAGTGGAAAGAAATTCTCAGATACAGTTGGAAAAGCTGGTAGAGTATTCGATGTTGTATCTGGTTCACTTAACCTTGGTTCACAGAATGATGCAACAGTTGCACAAAGATATAATAGTGGTAGTGGAGCAATTGTAGCAGGACAAGGATATGGTAAGTTTTATCCTGATTTAGGAATTATCGTTCTAAACCCAGAAGCAGTTTCTGCAACAGTAGGTACTGTACATGGTGCTAACTTAACGGGTTCACTTTCAGTAACAGCGGAACAACAAAATCACCAATATCTATATGATTCAATTGTTCTTGGTTCTGATTTTGAAGCAAGAAGAACAGAAAATGTTTCTACATCACATTATTTCGTAAGAGCAACAAACAGAGAATTTAACTTCTCGAATAACCCAACATATGTAACAGGTACAGATGGTACATTCTCAGAATCTACTTTTGAAACTGACCCTAAGACATTTATTACAACTGTTGGTTTATATAACGATTCAAGTGAATTAATCGCAGTAGCTAAAACCTCACAACCAATCGCTAAATCATTTGATAAAGAAGTATTAATCAAAGTAAAACTTGATTTCTAAAAATTATTAAACCTCTAAACAACCCTCACCACTTAGGTGGGGGTTTTTTATTTCCATATATTTATATAGAGGAATTATCTTATGTTAAAAAATATACCAAAATCAAATATAACTCGTAGGAGTTTTAAGGTCTATAAAAGATTTACTGCAGACCAAACAGATTATCCTGTAATAAAGGCATATTCTGAAAGCGGTATATTTGATTCAGATACATTTACAAAAGATGAAGGTGTTTATGTTCACCTCATTTACAAATCCATCGAAAAAAAATATTATACCGATAATGGATTATTAAATAATTATGGAAGTTTAAGTAATCCTGCAAACTTTTCGGTTGATAGAGAATTTGGTAGTACTATATATGTTATAAAAATAGACCAATCTAAATTTGGTGAAAGAATTAAACCAGGAAGTTTAAGAATCACCGATACTGATACATCTAATTTATATCTAGATAATTCACAAGGTACTATTATTGGTTCACGTCCAATATACGATATTGTATCTATGGATATTGAAAACTCTGAATTAATAATATCATCTGATTCTGTTAATTATACATTAACAATAACTTCTATTGATTTACAAAGTGGTGCAGCGATTTTAACATATCAAAGTAATACTGAAACAGAATATATTGCAACTATTGATTTAGAATCGGCAAAAATTGTGTTCACTGCAGAAATATCAATAGGAGATGTAACTATTGCTCAAGAAGATTATGGAAATGTATTTTACTCAGATGGTTTAATTGTATTTACAGAACTAACATCTGATATTGAAAATTACGAAATAGAATATCGTTCAACTCAAACAATACATGAAACTGAAATTCTATTAGAAGCAAAAGAAGGAGAATTTAACTATTCACAAAACCCATCTGCAGTAGAAGTTACCCTAAGTGGTTCTTATGATTTTACCACAACTGCTATTACAAATGTTTCTCCTGCTAAAACTGTAAAAATAAAACATTATAGAGATATCAAACAAAAATCAAGTTACGATGGAACTTATGGTTCTACAACAGGTTCATGGGATGATTACGAAAACAATAAACTATCAGACCCAACTGGTTCGTACCTTGCACCATATGTTACTACAATTGGTATTTATGATAAAGATGGTGATATGGTTGCAGTTGCAAAACTACCACAACCATTTAAGAACTTACCTGATTATCCAATTAACTTTATTGTTCGTTTCGATACTTAATTTATATTTATATAATACAAAGGAGATATATTATGGCTTCAATTGAAGAACTTTATGAAAAATCAGATTTTGCTAAATTAGCAGATAAATCAAAAGATAAAACACCTATTTCTGCAGATGATAGTGGAAACAAACTACATAAAGATGAAAAGGCACTTTCACAGGCCAGAGGTGGTAAATTAAATCAGAAAAAATATTCTGATTCTGTAAAATACTAACATTTGAGTTTAATTCAAAACGATTTAAAAAAGTGGGCATATGTTCACATTCCCAAAACGGGCGGAACCTCTATTTCAAATATTTTAAACAAAGAAGATGGTTCTTTTAAAGTTACTGGACATGATTCAGTAGATTTATTCAAAAATTTACATAATTACTATAAGTTTACTTTTGTTAGAAATCCGTACTCACGATTTATATCTACATATTATCATGAATGTAGAAAAGTAAATGATACAATTACACTTACAAATTTTGTAAAAAAAATAACAGATAACGATATTTTGTACTTATCCCAATCTTATTACATAGACCGTAAAATTGAAAATTTTTCTAAAATAGGAAAATATGAAAATTATGTAAATGATTTACATGGTATTCTACAAGATTTAAATATACAATCAGAAATACCACACCTTAATCGAAATCCCCTATATGACAAACATCCTGAATTAAATTCTGAAAAACTATACTTTCAGATATTAAAGCAGGAATCTTATGTGGTTGATTTCATAAAAGAAAGGTACAAAGATGATTTCAAAATTTTTAATTATGACATGGACATATAATGGACAATATATAACCGAAATAGGAGATATGCCCGAAGATGTATTTGGGTTTATATATAAAATTACAAACGGTAAAACAGACCAATATTACATCGGTAAAAAACAAGTAGTTTCAGTTCGTAAAAGAAATTTCGGTAAAAAAGAAATTGCTGCTCTTGAAGATAAAAGAATGAAAAAATACGAATATGTTACCAAAGAATCAGATTGGAAAGAATATCGTTCTTCTAATAAAGAAGTAAAAAGTTGGTTCGAAGAAAACGAAAGGGCTCTCAATGAAGGAAGAACTGATGATATTAATAACCAAATTGAATTAAGGATATTACGATTCTGTTCAAATAAAAAATCACTTACTTATTATGAACTACAAGAACAATTTGCACATGATGTTCTTGGAGATGAACGAGCATTAAATGATAATCTTTTAGGAAAGTTTTTTAGAAAAGACTTGGAAAATTAAAATATTTTTCGTATATTTAACTGTTAATTGTATCTTATGGATAAATATATTTCATTTGACCCATGGTGGGGTGGATTTAATAACGTAAGAATGTCATACGAAACGGCAGCTGCAATATCGGTAGTTACTGGTAGAAAATTAATATTACCACCCGCAGTTTACATCTTATTTTTATCGGAACATGATGATAAATCAACTTTTTTTGATATTTGGAAAATATATGATAAGGATAAATTCAAAGAACAATTCGATACTATTGAATATGATGAAATTGAAGAATACAAACAATTTAATTCAGATACTCAATACTTTGATGGTATCAGACATTCTAACATAGTTAGAAGTATTACATTTGATGATACCTATGTAAATTGGGGACCTATGGAATCTCCACTATCTAATCATGTTCTTGTAGCTACTTTTAACAACCGAGATGGTTTTGAAAAGTTTAGAAATAAAAGAAATGTTAAGTTTTTAAATTCATATCACAAATTCATACATTTTCCACGAAATCTTTTATGTCATTTTTACTATCATGTTTATTCAGATGATATGAAATCTTTGGCTAAAAAAATAGAAAATGGATTTCAAATTAGAAAAGAATATCATGATAAAGCAAATAATTTAATGAAAGGTGATTTTGATGCCGTACATATTAGAAGAAATGATTTTAAGTGGGTACGAAAAGACCTTACTGATGATTTATATAATAATTTAGAAGATTATTTAGAAAATAAGGTTAGAAAAGATGTTCCACTTTATATTGCAACAGATGAAACTGATTTGAGCATATTTGATTTTCTCAGAAATAAATACAATATAGTGTTCTTATCGGATTTAGTATCAGATATTCCATTACATGAAGAACTAATATTAGATACTTTAATATGTTCTAATGCTGAAAACTTTTATGGAAGTCATTTATCAACATTTACCGATTATATTAATATTCAAAGAAAGTACAAAAATAAAAAGGATTGTTCAAGACAAAATTTAAATAATAAAAGAGAAGATATAACAGAAGAAACACTACCATGGTTACAAGAGCATTATTCATGGGATAAGTTGTGGGTAAATTTATATTAAAATAATTTGGTTATTTAAAATATTTTTCGTATATTTGTACCAAGATAAAAAGCGTATATGCTATCACATCACGAAAAACAATCAGTTATAAACATCTTAGATGATGTATTAGGACCAGGTACATCTTTAAAAGGAGATGAACAGGCACACTATTGTCCTTTCTGTCATCATCACAAAAAGAAGTTACAAATAAACCTACAAACTCAACAATGGCATTGTTGGGTATGTGATGCGAAAGGAAAACGCATACATAGGTTACTTAAAAGATTACAAGTAGATTCTCATAGATTAAAAAAAATATATGAAATCTATGGTAATGATTATGTTGTTTATAGTAATGATACCGAAGAAGAAACGGTAGAGTTAAGGTTACCAAATGAGTTTCGTTCACTATTAAAAGAACCAAAGGGATTAAATCCTTTGTTCAGAAAGGTGAAAGAATATGCAAGAAAACGAGGTATTAGCGAGGGGGATATTAAACGTTATAATATCGGTTATTGTGATTCTGGTCATTATGCCAATCGTATTATTATTCCGAGTTATGATAGAGATAATAGACTCAATTACTTCATCGCACGCTCTGTATTCGATGAGGAAAAATTTAAGTATAAGAATCCGCCGGTTTCGAAAAATGTTATCATGTTTGAAAACCAAATAAATTGGAATGAACCAATTACCTTAGTAGAGGGAGTTTTTGATGCAATGG